GCTTTGAGTGCGTTTAAAACCAACTCAACGCAACTGACATGGGTGTCGTCAGACAGGTCAAACAGGTCATCGTATGGCTTACCTTTTTGTTTTAGCAATGCATCAATGATTCGAGTCCACTCTGCGTTATCAATGTTGTTTGGTGTTAGTAAACAAACTGTGTCGCATTTGAATACTTGATCAAATGTGGAATAGTGTACACCAACTCCTGTTGCTTCTACAAACTTAAAGCTGGCAGTATCTGTTGGGTCAGTTATGTTATCACAGTTCATTAAGGCATGAGTGTAATTTGCCCATACTCCGGTTTTGACCCATGACAAAAATGATACTACAATACTGCTAAGGTAATGTTTTTCACCTGTCAAGATGATGTAATAACCGTTGGCTAGTAATTTAGCAAGCTCATCTCTATCAGAGACCGTAATGTATGTTTTCTTGCTCCAAGAAATTTTTCCTGGAATCATTGCAATCCAATGATAAACTTTATAAAGTAAGGTAGAGTACTTGGACATTATCCATTCCATACAGCATATAAGCCAGTCTCTGAATTATAGTTGCCGTACACAGCACTTAATTTAGTTTTAACGTGGGCTTCTAATTCTGTACCTGTTGTATTTGGTTTAACATCGAACGCAAAGTATTCATCACCGTACCTGCCCTTACCAATGTATTGACCACCTAACTCGCCCATGATAGTATCAATGTTCTTGTTAGCCTTTGCAGGTGTAGTCATACCGTATGGATCACGTCTAGTGTCTAAATCGTCTTCATCAAAACTAATGTAGCCCTTCATTTCAACTCCAGGAATACCAGCAAGACTTACCCAGTTCTTGCGACCACCGGGTGTTTGACTAGTTCCTGCAAGTAATGGACGCTTCATAATAGTTAGTACAATTCCATACAATGCTTTGGCTAGCCCTATTCCGCGATAGTCTTCATCTACTGTGATAGTATTAACTTGTACTGCTCTTCGCAATGGGAAGCTGTTGACTTCTTCCACTGACAATTTGCCAATCAGTTGCCCTGGCGCACTAAGACCTTCTTGGCGATTCTCCCACTGTCTTATCCTTCTGCGGAATTCCCAGGCTGGTTCTCGTCTGCGTTGCACCGGTTCGGGCTCGGGCTCTGCCGACTGTTGTGCAATATAATCTGCACCGTTTGGGTCCCAGAGTTTGATGTCAATACCGTCGTATTTTCCTTCACCAATAGAATACAGTAATCCACTACCACCTGGCAACTTCCTTACTTGCTTACCGGCAGCCTTGTTGTCGAGATATTCTTTGCCGCCTTCATAGCCGCTTTTGCTCAGGCGTTCTATTTCATCTAATTTTAACTCGCTGATTTTCATATCTTATCCAAATATAAAGCCTAGCGGAGTACCCCCGTCTTCATACTTTAGCAATGCTTCTTCTAGCTTGTCTTTTTCTGCTTGACCTTGTTGATACAAGTCGTTACCGTTTAACTGTACGCCACCTTGAGGGCCAGCCAACTGAGCAAACTTACTACGGGCTTGTCCTAAAGTCATTTTAGATACGGCAAGTGCATAGTCCTTTAACCATTGTCCAGCATACACATCAGTTAGCAATGCTTCGTCTGGGCGATAGTTATAAGTGTGTAATACTGTGCTTTCGTCTGCTTTAACATTACGATGCAAGTTTAAAATTTTAGATGAGTTAGACCATGTAAATGTTACATTGGCGCCAAACATACGGCCAAGTAATTCACGCTGTCCCATATACAATTCGAATGTAGCAAGACCTTGTCCACGTGCGGCATTTAACATATACATGTTTAAGTAACCGGCTTCAAATGGTTCAAAGTTTGTGGCTGAACTACCAACACCGCCTGCACTTTGACGGTACATTACTCTTACTTCAATAATCTCATCTGGCAATCTGTAGTTGCTTTGATCTGGACTTAGTCGCAAAATCATAAAGCTTTCTTCAACAGCCCTGCTACTACGTTGACGGTAATAGCCAATGGCTTTATCAAGAGCCATGTCATAATGTTCTTTGTCGAGCTCAATATCAACCATGCCGCCACCGAGGTTTAACTCGATGTACTTGATTGCTTTAGCCCTTTGTGTTGTATTTGTGTTTAGTTCTGCCATGAGAGTCTCCGGTAGTATTTACCGGAGACTGGTAGCAAAACTTACTTGATTGCTCGAAGCAAGATGGTTTCTGGAGAAATGCGTCCCTTTAGCTTGGTTTCTACAGACTTAATAGTGTCCATAAACTTACGCAAACCAGGCTTACCTTGTGTCTTAAACTCTGCAAGCTTTTCTGCAGGCTTACGCAAAGTTTTGCAAGTGCTCTTAAGCTCATCAAATCCAGTAATAGCACTTCCCTTAACACCTAGCTGACTGATAGCCATGTCACCGTGCATAGACACTACAAAACGTCCCAACTTGCGGGTTTTAGTATTGTAAGTCCACAGTTCGCTTACACCCAAGATTTCTGTTGGGTTAATGCTCTTGAGTCCAAGCTCTGCAAATTCTTTAAGGAACTTGAGTCCTTTAACTTGACGCTCAGGTGGAACAGGCTTGCGCTTGGGTTTGGCACGAGTTGCAAGTTTACTTGTCTTATATGCTACAGAATCATTAATAATGTTTTCTAGAAACTTGACATAGGCTTTAATCTCACGCTTGCCCATGTGCTTATAAGCTTCAAGCAATTGAGCATCTTTGCCTTCCAACAGCTCGTTCATCTCATTAATTTTTTGTTGTATGATATCTGGAATCTTAGATGAGTATTGCACCGCAATATTTTGTGCAGACAAATATTTGTAAGCAGAAAACTCTTTGCCAGTGGTAAGAAACTCGTCAATGGCACCTTCAATTTCACCCATTGCTTCTGAAAACTTGTCTGCCAAACGGTCCTGAATTGTTTCTTTCTTTACTTCGGGTTTTGCTTCTGCGTCTTCTTCAGGCTCATCATTGTCATATGTGCCTGACGCAATAGAATCTGCAATAGCCCCTCGCAACCACGCACCAGTGTCTTTACCACTGTTAAAGCTTTCGTGTACTTCTGGCATACCGCGAAGCAGGCAAGCGGCAATGGCACACATTGTACTATTCAAACGACTGTCTTTAAGTTTGCGGAACGTGTTAATTTCATCTTTGGCATAGCCGTTTAGTTCCATCCACTCAACAACTTTTAGGCGCAGGTCCTTTGTAGTAGACTCAAGACGATAGTAAGACATCGCTGTACGGAAGTGGCCAGTAAATTTTGTTTCGTCCCAGTCTTGGGCACCGTCCCAATTTGGGCTATTGTCACGGGCAGTCTTGGTACGATGTGCAATTACTTGCTTTTTAGTTACGCGAGCTGTTTTAGCAGGTGCTTTTTTGGTTGCTGTAGCCATTTTTACTCCTAAAAGTTGTTTAGCGATTTGTCTATTATAACTTATCTTTGCGGGCCTGTCAAGTGCTTAGAACCGGTAAATAGCTTACAATTATAGGACCAAAATGGTCCTGGGGACATTATGCCAAAAATATCGCTTTGGAAGAACGCCAAAACTAACGACTACTACTATCAGGACCGAATCATACGTGAAGCGGTAGGTGCCGGTGGTACAACTATACTGATACACAAATATCTTGGTCCTGCGGCTACAGAAGATGGTTCTGATCCTGCCAGGCCCAATTTAGCCGCCAAAGGCGAGATATCTGAAATGGACATTCAAGACGTGCTGTTCATGGAAAACCGTGACCGCGTGTATGATACCACAATTTACGAACTACGTGGAACTTATAACGTAACAGACCAAGACTTTGACTTGAGCCAATTTGGCCTGTTCCTAAATGCTGATACCTTGTTTATTACATTTCACACAAACGAAATGGTAGAACGTATTGGTCGTAAACTCATGCCCGGTGATGTAATTGAAATCCCGCACTTAAACGATGACTTGTTGTTGGATGCTACAGCAAAGAGCATCAACAAATTTTATGCTGTACAAGATGCGGCACGGGCCGCAGAAGGCTTTGGTCCAACTTGGTGGCCGCACCTGTGGAGAATTAAAGCCAGCCCAATTAATGATGCACAAGAGTATCGTAGCCTATTAGGCAACCCAGAAGATGAGGATAGCTTGAAAAACGCATTAAGCACATATCAAAAGGAAATAGCAATTTCTAATGCCATATTAGCCAGTGCTGAAGTATTAACACCTAATGCTGGTTATGCTACATCTGACATGACAACCTTTACAACGCCAATCAAAGGCTTTGATGGCAACTCTGACGGAATACCAAATACCGTCGTTAGGACCAGCGAGTATGTTGCTAGCCATGGAGATAGCACAGGTGTATCAACTGGATTAACTTTCCCAAGTAGCCCAGGACAAGGCGAGCTGTTTATGCGTGTTGACTTTAATCCTAATAGACTATTTGTTTATCGAGGAAATCGCTGGCATAGAGTTATGGACAACTTAAATCAAGTTGGTTGGTCAACAGCCACATACAATGCTGGTAAGTTTATTAACAATCCTGCTACAACCAGTGTTAATGGTATGGGTGGTAGCAAAGAAACTATTGATCAACGTCAGCCACTAAGTAGAGTGTTCACTAAACCTAAGGCAGATAATTAATGGCACAACAATACTTTTATGATCAACAGATAAGACGCTGGCTGTTACAGTTCATGCGCTTGTTTGGTGGCTTCAGTGTTAAGATGGGCAAGGATGCAAATGGTGCTGACATTTATCATCAAGTGCCTGTCCGTTACGGTGATACCAACCGCATGAGTCAACACATTGTTCGCAATAACAGTGAAAACACAATTTTAAGTGTTCCTGCTATCAGTTGCTACATTGCTGAACTTGTGCCCAACGCTGAACGTAGATTAAATCCAACTTTCCAAGATAGCGTACAGGTTTATGAAAAGACATATGATCCTAACGCTGGAACATACCTTGATCAAATTGGCGAAACTTATACACTAGAACGTCATGCCCCTATTCCATATGACTTAACCATTAACGTTGATGTTTGGACAAGTAATACAGAACAAAAGCTACAACTACTTGAACAGTTGTTGTTGTTATTCAATCCAAGTGTTAACTTGCAAAGCAGCCAAAATCCATATGACTGGACCAGTTTGGCTGTTGTAGAGCTTATTAACATTACATGGACTGCTCGCAGTATTCCGCAAGGTACCGAT